TCTTTATCAGGGACGTGGCAGACCTGCGTCGGTTCCTGAAGATCCCCAAGGGCATCCCGATGCGGGAGAGCCTGGAGTCATGGCTGGCCTCGCTCGCTGATCAAGATGCCAAGAGAAAGGGGGCCGACCAGGCCCCCGAGCGACTCTCACAATCTGATACTAGCTTTGATCCGTTGGCTCATCAACTAGACGAATCGGATCCAAACCATCAAACTAGAACCGTGATCTGATTTGAATGGACAGCCTTAAGGATTACCTCACGGAGATTGCCCGGTACCCGTTGCTAAGCGGCGAGCAAGAGATCCAATTGTCGCGCCAAGTGCGCCGCATGATGGAGCTGCAAGCCATGGACGGCGAACGCACCAAGTCGGAGCTGCGTGAGATCAAGCGCGGCAATCGCGCGCGCGATACCATCATGAACTGCAACCTGCGCTTGGTTGTTCATATTGCTAAGCGCTACACGTCTCGGCTCAAGTGCAACAGCCTGGACATCATGGACCTCATTCAAGAGGGGTGCATTGGCTTGCATCGCGCTGCAGAACTATTTGATGGCAGCAAGGGCTACAAGTTCTCGACGTATGCGTATTGGTGGATCAGGCAGGCGATCACGCGCGCCATTGACACTAAAGAGCGCCTGATCCGCGTGCCGCAGCACACGCTTGAGCAGGTCTACAAAGCGGCGCGGTTGCAGCGTGAGCACATGCAACGCACCGGCGAGGCAATGTCAGCAACAGTATTGGCGCAGGAGATGGGCATCAAGGTTGATGAGCTGCAGATGATTGTGCAGCGCAATATCCCGCATGGCAGCCTTGACCAGTTAGCGCAGGAAGGCGGCTCGGCATTGATTGACTTGATTGCATCGGAGGATCCCGACATTGAAGACCAGATGTCGCTGCAGTATTCAGAGCAACTGCAACTGGCCTTTTTTCGTTTAGACGAGCGTGATAGGTATATTGTCTCTGCGTATCATGGCCTTGAGGGTACGCAGCAATCGCAGAAAAAGATTGCCGAGACCCTTGGCATTACGCGGAGCAGGGTCGGTCAACGATGCGACTGCGCCATGCGTCGATTGCGGCTCATGCTGACATCCAAGAATGGCGGTCAGTTCGATCTCCGCGATATGCCCAGTCGCTTGCCGAAGCAAGCGTGAATGATACGCATGTTGTTTGATCAATGATGCGCACAGGTCGCGTACTGCATCGGGGTCATCATGAGTTAAGACGCTGCGAGCCTGCGCTTCAATGTGCAGCTCTTCTTCAAGCGTCCATTGCACAATCATCCACTGGCCCCAGCTCATGACAGATCGGCCACTACCACCCAAGCTACAGAGAGTCGGTGATATGTGGCGCGTGACGTATGGATCAATCGTTAAAGAGCACCGCCAGGATTGGCAGGCAATCTGGCATTATGAGCAGCTGTGTGAGTATTACAGGCTGGAATGTGATCGATTCAAGGATTGGCAATGATCGCCCAGCCGGTATTGGCGCCTTCCACCATCCAACGCGGCCCCCAGTTCTTGTGGGAGTAGGCCAGGCCGCCACCGCGATTGCCGGCATAAGTGCCTTCTGCCACTAGCATCTCACCCCACGGGTCGTTGACAATCACGGCTGTAGGCGTTGTGCCGATCACGACCAGCCAATGGCCGCCGCCACTTGGTGATGCACTGGTGCCATGATGCAGGAACCCGCATGGCACTGGCACGCCACGGGCAATCTGATGGCTGAGATCAGCCCATCCGCAATCTTTGCGGAATCGAGCGTTGATGCCATAAGTGGCTAGCGCTTTGATCTGCGCTTGCGGGTCAGTGGTATCACCAAATCGCTGAACAACATTGAGATAGGCGTCGTCTGCATTGGCGCCACTTAGTGCATTTGGCCGCAGGGTTGCCACGAGCATGGCGCAGCTGGACGAGAAGCACATGCGGTTGGCCTGGCCAGCCACCTGGCTATCGCGCTGGCTGTAGTACGGCACCTTCAGCGGACCCAGCGCACCGCTCTGCTGCATCGGCATACGTCCTGCATTGCAGAACAGATCGATCTCGGCCTGGCGGCGGCGTTCCAGTCCAGCTAAGACGGCCTCACCGGCATGAACCCATTTGGCAAAATCCTGCCGCACCACAGTGCATGGTTCTTCCCCCTTGATCAGCCGCTTGCGCAGTGTCGAGTCTTCCAGTGCAGCCAGTCCGACGTTGTAGGCAAAGCTGATCAATGCAGCGATGCGATCCACGTGCCAGCCACGTGCCATGGGCAGCAGCTGCAGCACACCAGGCCCGAACAAGGTCTCTACGTCATTGCTCAGCAGTTCATCGGCCATGGCTTGGCTGATCTTGTCACCCTTACGCACCGGCGAATCCAGATAGCGCGTGGTGCCGTAACCGATTGTCCAGACGCCAGCTGCGCATTGGTAGGCATCAAGTTCGCATCCTTCCCATGCCTTGATGATCTTCATCGCAGGCGCCACCCAACTCGGCGGCGGCAGTGCTTTGGGTGGTGGATCGGCGCGGTACAGCTCGGCGAACTCCGCCAGCTGATCATCATTCAATTGATCCTGCAGCCAGTTCCAGGCGGCAAGCTGATGGCTGAGCTGTTTGTAATGCTTGGCGGCATCCGCCAGCTGGATGATGGTCAAAATCGTGCCTCCAGCTTTGCCAGTCGCTGCTCAATGCCATTAAGTCGCGGATATAGCTCCTGGCGGTCTTCCTTGATCTCGGCACGTAGGAGGCTGACCTCACCGGCAATGTGCTCAACCGCTGTAGTCAAGCGCACGACGGCCTTGCCCGCCTCGTCATCTCGACGGATAAAGCTGCCCACACCGCTGGCACCAATGGCAACGGCTGCACCAATTACAGCAGCTGCGACCTCAATCACCGACGGCGGCCTCGCTTTTTGTCGTTGCCAGCAGCTTCTGCGGCAGCGGCGATGCCCTTTAGTGCGGCCAGTACCAGTTGTACCCAGCCATTGGCTTTGACGCCTGGCATGTAGCTCAACAGCTCAGAGCCGGCCAACAACGCAATGGCAATGGCGGCGACTTCCTCAGGCGTCATTGAATGACCGCATACAATCCAGCCTAACTACCGGTAGCTGTGCCACTGATCAAGGATGCAGTTACTGTGGCTGTCAATCCAGATGGAGCCGCTGTAGCAATTTTGGGCACGCTCACAAGAGAAATGCTGACATCTGCATATCCTCCGGTGCGGTGATCCTCTATTGGCGCACTGGCGTAACGCCACTCTGTTGTGAGGGGTACGAGGTCGGTGAAGGATGTGTGGCCTGCCCAGGCTTGGCTGCTGAGCGGAAAACTACGGAGGCCGCCTTGCTGGATGCGATAGTGGTCGCGTAATTCCTTGGCTTGCGCTTGGGTCAAGGCTGTAAAGCCGAGTTCCAGGGTGTGACCGTAGGAGGTGTTGCTGTGGCGGAAGCGAATGGAGCCGCCGCCGAAGCCGCGTTCTTCTGTGACAGGGAAGATTCCCATGCTGTAGCGGCGCGTAGCCGGTGTCAGCGAGGGAAAAACTGGCATCAGTTCTGCAGCGTGATGACGCTGCTGCCAAGGGTGAAGGTAGCGCCAGTACTACTTACGTCGCCGCCGAAATCGACGTAAGCGACCAGTTCGTCGGCGCTGCTGGCGCCACCGCGAGACTTGTAGTACACAGCGCCACGAGCTGTGATGGTGGCCGTGGCCCAGCTGACAGCAGCAAAGCTCAGAGTCACCTTGTCGTTGGCGGTGTCTTTGGTGACGGTGCAGACACTGGCGGATCCGCCGGCCGTGTAACCAGTACCAGAGACTTCGTTGGTAACGTCGTCGCGTTTGTCGTGGGTATCTTTGTTGGGGGTGTAAGTGCTGGTGACTAGCATCACCTTGAAGGTATCGGTATCAAAGTCGATGGCGCCACGGGCCAGGTCGTCGATGCAAGAGTTGTAGATGAGGCTGGCCATGGCGTTGATGCGTTACGGGAAGTCTAGGCGTCAGGGAATGGTGCGGCTGGTGGCGTGAAGTTAGCCGTATAGCGGGCGACGCCTTTGGTGATGCGGAGGTCGTCGATGCGCCCGTTGAAATTGCGTCCGTAATTAGCATCGCCCGCGACCGTGACGCCCAAAGCCACGTTGGAAATTGTATAGGTTGTTGTGGCGGTGGCCCTGCTGACACCATCTACATAAATTGCGTGTGAGGATCTATTCCGCACAACGGCGATGTGATGATATGCCCCATCAATTATTGAAACGCCTGAAGTCGTCATCATCGGTCCAGCAATGCTGTGATTCTGGGCCCACCACGCCACTTCTCCCCCGCTTGCACCTGAGTTGTTAATTAATAAAGTCCATGAACCATTTGTAAAAGCGCCGTTCATGCGACTGAATAGCGTTGCGTATTGCGTTGCCTGTGTCGTGTTGATCCACATCTCTATTGTGTAATCTCCGCTGCCAAACTCCAATAGATCGGTGTCCGATAGCGTTAGCGTGTCGCCTGTCCCATCGAACAGTCCACATCCGCTTCCGTACTTAACGTTAGTAGTGCTGATTTGCGCATTGCCGTTGGCTGTGACGGCTAGCGTGTTTTTGCTGCTATCGGTAAACGTCGTGCTTGCGTTTGCCCCGTCCATGTGGAGCAGCAGACTCACGCTATCCCAGTACGGATCATTCTTGGACAGCCGCTGTTCATTTGGCGTCCAGATGCCTGTATTGGCATACAGGGAACGTGGCCGGCCAACCAGCCCGCCATTCAAGCCGATCATCAGCTGATCTCCTCGTAGCCGATCACCAGTTCGAGGTCACTGGCGGCGCTGGCCTGAGCGCGGAGGCTATGGCCTTCCTCCAGGTAGATGTATGCCTCACGTGTCACCAGCACCTGTGTTGCATCAGCCGGCACTGCAATGGTGTTGCCGATCTTGAAGCCGGTGGTGCCGTTGTAGTGCTCCAGCGTGATGTCGGCGGAGTTCACGCCATCGACATTGGCGCAGTAGACGCTGTTGATCTTGAGTGCCTTGCCGCTGGCGGCGCTGTTGGTGAGCGCGGCAGCCAAGCTGGTGGTGACGGCGTAGCCGACCGTCTTGCCCGTGATCGTGGTCGGGCTTTTAAGGTTAGGAGCGGCCATGTGTCGTCAATTCCCCCACCATTCTATGTAGGCCAGGGATTCCCAACCATACAACTGAACGGACATATCGGACCAGTAATCAGCTGCGACCCCGCCGCCAGTTGCTGTTCCAGCAGTAAAGGATGCGGTTACGGTCAGTGTTAGGCCATTAACGGATGCTTCGGCGGTTGGAGTGCCAGCAGCCAACGTGCTCGTGACGGTGGCTGCGATGCCGTTGGCGGCAGCGATGCTGGTGTTGACCGTAAAGTCCGCACCAGAGAACACAACGCGCCCTGGAATGAAGCTTGCCGTGACTGTTTTGTTTAGGCCACTTGCGGCGGCTGCACCGATTGCGGTGAGCGTTACTGTGACGAGGCCGTACATACCATCGACAACAGCACCGTCTGGTGGGACGGTTTCAAGTGTTAGCTCGACGTTGTAACGATCACAATAGACATCATCAACGGTTGGCGGTTGGATGTAGCGCCAAAGATAATTTGTGAGCTGGTAGTCACTGGGAGTTGTTCCAGCCCAGACCGTGGAGGGCAGATCGAAGCTGTCGAAGGTGCCGAGCTGTCCTTGGTAGTGGGACAGAATGCTCAGCATGTTGGCTTCTGTGACTGCGGTAAACCGCAGGCGAATCTGGCTAGCCAGCATCACATTGCTGTGCCGCACTCGGTTTTGCCAACCACTAAGGGCCGTGAACGGCGTGTGCGGGTATTCACCTGGGGTGAAGGTGCGGCCGCTCGGAGTTAGCGTAGGGAAAGTGGCCATCGTTATTCCGGTTCAAGCCCGCTCCACGCGTAATCAACAGTCACGCCGTCGTTACTGAACTCGTAACTACCAGTCAACGAGCCCAGGAAAGCTCCTTCCGCATAGTTGACTGTGTCCGCACGAACTGCTACATTTAGTACACCTGTATAGCCAGTAATGCCATCCTTAAGGTATTTAGTTGTCTCAAATATGATATTGCTATAGCCTCCACTCCCTGCTCCACCTACTTTGTACGCCACCGGCAAACTGCCGAGTGACCAAGGGCCCCCGGTATTGGCAGGTAAAAGATGCACAGGACCCGTACGGTGATCTAGATACGCCAGATCACTAGAACCGCCTCCGTTAATTCTAAACCACGGTGTAACTCCGCTATTGGTTGCTACAGGACTTGTGGCCGTATATACAGCTCTAACAAAATTAAACCGGTTATACGGTAAATCCACTACAGGTGGCGTAACTGGAGAGCGGCACTCATTGCCGTCTGGGCATGTGGTGTATGCGCCGATGCCTTTGCCGACCATACTAGATACGAGCGAAAGGAACGCTCCGGTCCCGAGTTCTGGGGTGATTTGTTGTCCAGTGTCAGGATCAAAGCCATACCACTTGGTTACGCATCCTGCGCCGTTGCCGCAAGGTGATACTCCAAGTGTGTCACCAAGCTGAGGAGTACCGTTAGGACCGGTGATGCCAGTAATAGGACTTCCGCCAGGGGTAGATGAATCGCGGCCGTCATCGCCGCCCGGACCAAACGGATTGCCGTTATCACCGTTGATATCGTTGGGTGTGCCTCGATTAATGATGACCTGACTTCCGTCAATCACAGGGTCATTGACCGAACTTGGGGGAATCGACACGCTTGGAGGAACTGTTGTATCTGTAGATGAGGCTTCATCTTCGCAAGGTGACTCAAAATCGTCCTCGGAGAACGAGAACAGAACTCCTGTTCCAATGGCAGCAGCGACGTCAAGCGCAATAAGGCTACGGTTTTGATTATTGACAGGAAAGTGTACAGCTTCGTAGGTGACGTCGCCCGCTAAGGTCTTGCCGACACGTTCTACTTGGTACAGATATGAATGCGAAGACGCGACATAGTTAGTTGCTTGCCGTTTTAAGTTGACGTAGATAATGTCGCCTACGTTTACTATCGTGTTGTGTGCCTGCGGTCGCGTGGCAAAGCGAATTACGTGGGTCGGATACGTGCGACGGGCAAGGATATAAGCGCCAACCTTGACAGCGTGATTTTCGTTTGTACAGAACTCGCTGAGGTCGTGCAGCTCGGTAGGGTTTTGCTCGGAAGTAGTTCCGTAACGTAGTTCTACTGTGCGCGGGATGGCGAGGTCACTTTCTATCTGCTGGCGCCAGAGGATCTGAGCGGTAAATGGGTATCTGTCGGATAGTGACGTGTAGTTGATTTCAAGCGTGTTAGGTAGGATTGTGTCTTCGGTAAATGTATAGACAGGCGTTACAGGGCTTGTATCGATTGCTCCAGCTGGTGTAGTGGGTAGTAGAGGGCGCAGACCTTTTTTGCCGCCGCTATTGCTTTCGCCCAGAAGAAAATAAGGTGCCCACTTGGCAATGTAATCTGCGAAGTTAGTGCTGTTTTTTAGTTCGCAGTTGCAGGTAAAGCCGTTGTATTCAAGAAACGTGGCTGCTTTGGTTAAAGCGTCGTTGTCAATCATCGCGCTCGGTACACGCGCTGTGTTGACCATCAGCCACTTGACGAGATCGGCAAAATTGTCGCTGGGGCCATACACGTTGTCGTATAACCGTGTAACATGCATTCCGCCACGGATGAAAACATTGATCTGTTTTTTCCAGCGTTCAGACTCCCGTAAATACGCCGGGCTAGAATAACTCAGAGTTGTAATGTTTGGGTATAGACCCACGCTACCACAGAAGAAAGGAGCTTCCGGAGGTAAGACATCAATAGGATTAGAAGGATCAACGACATTTACGTAGGAAGACATGAAATTGCCCGGTTGCCAATTTCCAGCACGAGCATTGTAAGCCTGTGTGTAAGTACCGACACGGCACGATCCTTGATATACATCTCGATACTCGATCGCTTGTACAACACCCTCGCTAATTGGGAGCAAGTAATCGACGTATATTTCTTCTTCGTAACCTGTTAAAACACTGGCATACTGACCTGGTGGAATAGTGACTATCGGCCACGCAAAGTTTAGGTACTGAACTTCGCTTGCGCCAGGGGCAATCA